TCGAAGTAACGTGCTACAGTTTCACCCCAATGCTCACGACGATTCTTATCATCGAGAAACCGTGAGTAACGGCTCTTGGCAATGAAGGTGTTATAAGGTGTCATTTGATATTTGTTGGTCATTCAGTCTCTTCCCAGTCTACCTCTTTGCAGAGGCTCTCATAATTGTTTTCAATGTTATCGCTAAAAGTATCGACAAGCTCTTCTGAAGATATGTTTAATAACTCCAGAAGAGATACCTCATCTAAACGCTTTAGTCGCTCTTTTAACTCAGGCACTGTCAGCGTTAACACAGTTTACTTCTTCTTCTTAGGTGTAGCTTTAGCTGGCTTAGCAGCTTTGGCTGCTTCAGTTTCTACCTTAGCTCGTGAGCGAAACTTAGCGATAGCTTCCTGCGCTTTGGATACTGCAGTAGCTAACTCATTTAAGAAGGCATCTGCATTCTTATCGTAGTCTGTTACCCACACATAAAAAGAATCTCGTGATCCGCTGTTCACAGTTACGTTAACTTCCCAGTTATCGTGATCCCAATAGTTTCCCTGTAAATTAACAAACTGATTATCTTCAGGGAAGAACTTACTATGTGCTACTTTCTCTTTTGCTTTACGCATCTGTAACTCCTGTATTAATTGTTTAAGACTTCCTCTAATCGGTGACATCTCACTCATATATTATACTCCTATTTACTGCTGTTGTCAATCATTCGTTGAAGATACCACTGAGCTTTCTTCAGATCCTCTACACCGTTCTTGTGCTTCCACCGCCACAGATACTTGATTGCGTTACCAGTACACATTGCTTCCATTCCTTGTAGGTCTTTCACCACCTGTGCAATAGCATCGATACACTCAACAGATCCCTGGGTATAATGACTAGGTGAGTTAACCATATCCTCTTTGTCATCTGCAAAGTCCATCTGTATCAAACCCCTGAAGTAATTCTCAAGGGTAAACTCTGGTTCATGTCTTTCACCGTATGGCTCTGGCATTGCTATCATAGATACCTCTTCTTAAGAAAGTCAAGAGACACAAACATCTCATCAAAACAACCATCCTTCACCTCATGCAACACTACGATACCTCGCCAGTAGTGATTACCTTGAGCACCCATGTAATCCTCATCATGCTCGTAGCAGCTACCAGCTATAATAGCCGTAAGCGTCTTGCCATCTGCTCTAATAGCATAAGCAACTTGTCTACCTTGCTGGTGACCCACAACACACGACTGGTGTTTCTTGGAGATGATGGCTGCAGCTGATCCAACAGGACGGTTAAGAGCACCAGCAGTGACATAATGGGCATAAAGAACACCATCAATAATAACAGGCTGCTCAAACGGTAGAACATCCCAACCAGCTTTCTCATATCCTAAGTCCTCTAAAGAGATAGTCCCATCCAGCATTGAATCGTTCTCTATGGCACGATTGATACGATGCTCATGGTTACCTATAGTCAACACCATGCGTGGCTTGTAGACCTTCTCCTTGTTCCTACGCTGCCTGTCCTGCAGCTGACGTAGTGGCTTTAAGAGGATGTCCATTGCACTATGAACTGCTTCAACGTCATGCTTATATCGTCTACCTTCAAAGGACTTCTTACCCTTGTCGTAGCTAGATAAGCTTGGCATGTCCGCAAAGTCTCCAATATTAACAATAACATCAGGACGCTTCTTAACAATGTAGTTGCCAACTGCTTTCAAGAAAGTGAAGTCCTGCCCTGGCTTTACCTGTACATCGGGTATCACTAAATGAGTCGGCATTATTCATCCTCTGGATCTAACGGATTCTCATAATTAGCTTTTGCTTTACCAATCGGATAACCGTAGACAAGTGACAACAGTCTGTCGAAGTGTTCCTGCAAAGTATCATAACGAGTACCGTCAGGTAGATTCATATCAATCGATGCAGCTGAGTGGTCAGGTGCTCCTTCGTACTCTACTAAATGTACAGTCAATTTCATTTTATTTTCCTTTAACTAAAAGTAGAACATCTACTTGGTGCTTTAGATCGTTCAGTTTCTGTAGCATATCCAAGAAGTGTTCAGCATCGACTAGTGCTAGTGGCTTACTGTTATTCTGTTTCAAGATAACGAGTGGCTCTACTAGTCCATGTGTCTTTGCTTGTTCGTAATCCTTAAACACTGCAACAGCTTTACGATTCTTGCATTCAATCGTGTAGCTGACCAGCGACCTAGCGAGAGGACTAAGTTGAACATCCTCTCCACCCGCTCCCATGCTCGTTGACCTGCAATCATCGGGACTCAGCACTGGAAAGCGCAGTAGTATCTGATCCCGTACCCACTGCTGTAACTTTCTTCCTTTTGCTTTTGCTGACTGGGGCTTCAACTTTAATTACCTTTCTAGATTTAATCCATGCTTTAGGAATATGCATCCTAGCATTGGTAAATGTACCCGACACAGTAGAAGCAATACAGATGGCATCTTTGTTTTCTGAAACAATATACCCTGCTGTAGTTACTTCATGAATGTCAGGCTTCTCGTGCTCTTCCCAGCCACCATCACTTACTGCATCAACCCATTTAATTACTATGAGCTTGGAGGTGTCCACAACTGGAGTGGTTGCCTTCGTATCCACAGTAGTCTTCCGTTTTCCAGCACCCTTTCTGCGTTCCCGTCGTAAGCTTCCAGGATAGCAAGATACATCTCGTTTTCGTTTTTGCATTCTTTGAGTAGCCTTTCCGCTTTAACTGTTCCAATGCCTTTGATACCGATGATATTGTCAACTCGATCTCCCATTAGCAACTGTTTATAAAAGTTCTTGATTCCTTCTTCTTCAGTAATGAAGTACCGTTCATCCTTGACAAAGTTATAGTGGTCTCCTCGGAGCATATCCAGGTCTTTATCAATAGAACAAATACAGTACTCACCTACTTCCATCTCGTATGCTGCGATACCAATAGCGTCATCTGCTTCTTGGTCTTCGATCATAGTGAATGCCCAAGCAGACTCCATGTAGTCCCTTAGTAACTGGTAATGCTTAGGCTTAGCTGACTTACGGTTGCCCTTATAAGGTGCAGTAACAGCTATCTCATTCCTAAAGTTCTTCTTACCAGTTAAGTATCCTTGGTACTCACCAAATCCGTTGAACAGAATCAAGTCCTCTATGAACTCACTACATCTAGCCATCGCAATAGACTCTGTTTCCTCTTCAGAAGCAAAGCCTATGCGATACACTAGTATGTCCCCATCAATGAGGGCTTTCATCATTAGAGAGCTTCTTCTTCCAGGTCTGCAAGGCTTACACCTTCAGGCTTGTACTCAATCAGTTCCTTAACAATCAACTTGCTGACACCTACACCAACACCCTTCTTACCTTGGAAGCTATAGGGATAGGTCTTAATCAAAGCTACTGCTTTAGATCCGTTAGCAATCTTCACATTCAAGAGATTACCGCCTTCATCTACTGCAGTGATAGGGTACAGTTTGCTCTTAGCAGTCACGAAGAAACCCTGGTCAGGTCGCTTAGCATCATTCTTAACTGTCACACCCATTGATTCTAATTCTCGTACAGCTTCCTTACTTAGATTGCTCAAGTCAACTTGATACTTTCCTGACAACTTGTTTGGCTCAGTAAGACTAGCCCAGAAAATGTCTGCTTGAATCGGTAAAGGTTTGCTTGTATCCATTTATTTCTCCTAGTTAGTTAGTACTACAACATATATTATACCACAGTTTTAGTGCTGCGTCAACCTTTCGGGTTGTAAATCTTCTTCTTTAAGAATCCGTATCGTCCGCTCCAACATCTCGATTGTGTCCTCATTCGTCATGATTGTGTACACAACTAAGTAATCATTATCATCACCTAGTACAACAAGCGGTTCGATATTCTCAGGGATTCCATCATACAGTTTCTTCATGGTCGCAGATCACTCTCTTTAATTGCTTGCATGTACATAGCTGCTACCTTGAGTTCCTCTGATACACGAGTTAAATCTGCTTGAATAGTAGAAAGATTTCTACCTTGTCGCAAGAGCACTAGTACTGCTTGTTTAATTTCTTCCATCAATGTGTTTCCTTCCATGAGTTACCTACTTTATATTCACCGCTAAGAGGACAGCGCATGTTGAGTACCTTGCCAGCTTTTTCAATCGCTAAGACACCAAGCTTACCTGCCTCTTCTGCTCTTGCTTCTTCTACTTCGATCTGCCATTCGTCATGCACATTAGCTACGAACTTGTAGTCAATCTTAGCCCTGCGTAGTTCATCATTCAAGAGAACTAAAGCTTGCTTCATAACAATCGCACCCGCACTCTGGAGTAGTGTGTTAAGTGCTGCGTGGTCAGACCTAACCTGTACTCTACGTCCATCAAGACCTGGTAGCGTTCCCTTGTTCGCAGCGATCTGACTGACATTTTTTCTAAGTTCCTCAAGCGACGGAGTGTTCTTGAGAAAACGAGACTTAAGTTCTTTCCCTTCTTTCGCTCCAGCACCAACAACCGTCCCGATCTTGGCATCCCCTGCACCATAGAGGAATGCATATATAAAGGTCTTCGCTTGGTTTCGTGTCTCCAATCCAGCAGCTTTTTGATTTGCTGTGTGGATGTCACCTGAAACGACTTCACTTGTGTATGCATCGTCTTTCATATAGTGAGCAAGCATTCGTAACTCCAGTCCTGAAGCATCGATACCTACTAACTTATATCCTTTCTCTACAATCCATAGATCCCTACAGTCTTCACCATAGGGGCTTCCACTATTTGGTACTTGTGCCATGTTAGGTGACATGTGCGTCATTCGTCCTGTGACTGCACCATTTGTAATTACCTTACCATGTACTCGACCATCCTCTCCCACTGCTTTGAGCCACGATTCTATTTGAGCTACTCTCTTCTGGAGCATTAGATACTCATTGATCGCTTTGGCTTCTGGTATATCTACTCCGTCTAGCGTCCCTTCGTCGACGATCGGTTGACCTGTTTCCGTGTACCTGCTGGGCTTCCAGCCTTTGTCGATGAGCCTCTCACCGATTTGCTTGCGACTGCCTGGGTTGAAGACTTCGACTTTGTCTTTGAGGGGCTTTCCTGTCTTTTCTGAGACTCGTTGAATTGTTTTCGCTGGGAAGATACCCTGAAGTTCATTTTCAATAACAGCCAGCTTATTCTGCAGCGTTGAAAGAAGAGTAATACCTGCCACTTCATCCAACTTAAAACCGTTTCTTTCTTGCTTTGCGATGATTGCTTGGACTTTGTGTTCAAGATCAATGCTCCTTTGGTCAAATTTGTTAGACTTCAATTCACTTGTTAAGTGCTCGTATAACTTCTGTGTTACTAGTGTGTCCTGGATACAGTACTCTTCCATCTCTGGAGTTAAGCCTCCATCCCAATCATTGAACTCACCTTTAAGAAAACCTAATCGCTTACCCCATGCATCAAGACTATGTCCTCCCTCTAGGCTTGGACTTAGTAGGCGACTTAACACGAGCGTGTCGCACACTTGGCTCGGCATTATCGAAATCTTCCATGTCTCTCTCAGTACTGGGGCATCGAAGCTGATTCCGTTGTGCATTATAATCAAATCGCAGTTGTCCAAATACTTTTGTAATCCGCTTGCTTCCTTCCACGATTTCACTTCTCCTGTGTTAATGTCTCTCGTTACTACTAACCAAATCTTATTGTGCTTACTGTTAGTCTCTATGTCTAGAACTATCTTCATGATATCCTTTCTTGTTTTAGTTCTTGCGACACCTATTCGTTTCTATGATACACATTCTGCGGATGCTTGACCATTGATCGGATCAATTCCTCTGTAGAAAAGAACCACTGAATAAACATTCTACCACTGGGTTCATAGATTGTAAAGCTCATTCTGTCCTTCCATGTTTAACTCTTGGCTCTGCTCTTGCTCTCCTGGGATGTTCATTCTCCAACCAAAAACATCTAACCTCATCATGATTAAAGGATACATAACCAACCCATGTAGCATGCTTAGTGGTATAACTAGGACACTTTACTAAGTCTACAGTATGCTCTGCCTTATGTAATGTATATCCTCCAAGCACTCCAATATAGAACCAAAATACAATCTTAATCATTCTTCTTAAGAGTAGGTTTCTTGTTTACAAGCGGCTGCTCAATCACAGTAACCTTGTTCTTCTCGCTTAGCAATTGCTGTACTTGTAGCTCAAGCTTCTGTACTTTAGTTGCTAACTCATTCACTGCGTCGATTACTTTTGGTAGTTGAATCAAACTCATATTGTTCCTTAGTTAATTAGCCATGTCACCATGCCTACAAAATAAATTCCTACAGCCACTGCCTCCACCAGGAAGAGTGGTAAATCTCGCTGCAAGAAACCAGCTAGTGTCCACAATGCAGACCCTACTAGACCGAACACTACATTCGCAGGATAGATATTAAAGCTAGTCAAAGCAATACCTATCAAGCAGAGTATAGTGCCAGCCCACTTTAGTAGAATCATACGCACACCGTAGAGTTAGGACACACCGTACACACGACATACTTACCGCCTGATACAATCGTTGTAGTCGTACATGCCATACTATTATTATACACTAGAATCAGTGTTGCTGCAAGTAAAATCTTCTTCATAAATTATTCTCCTCTGGTGGTAACTCTGTCATCCTACCTGTCATTCTGTTGTACAACAACCTACATGCTAATCCAGTCAACCCACTGAATCGATTCTTGAGGATACGCACATAAGTAGTGTTCCTCTCCATCGCATCAGTATGCTGCCCATTACGTTCTAAACCAATCACCATGTCACTTAACTGAGCGATTGCACCTGACCCCCTTAGCTGTGCCAATGAAGTAGCTGCGCCCTCCTCATGCCCCTTAGATTCAGGACGCTTTAGATGGGATACTACGAACAATGCAATGCCTGTCTCTTGCACCAGCATGCGAAGCTTAGTCATGATCTCATCGATTGCCTTACGCTCGTCTCCTGACTCCTGAGCACTTACAATAATACTGATATGATCAACGAAAATATATTTGCAATCCAAGCCCCTAGCCATAAACCGCACACGATTGACAATGTTATCAACGGAAGTGCTACCAAAATGATCA